GCGTTAGATCGATTTTCTGATAATGTAGAAGCATACAGTGGACATTCAAAAACACAAGGAAATCATTATCGTCATTTTATTGATATAGAACCAAACAGGTCTGTTAAACCATATTTTGGTCATAATGATTATTATGCATTTAGACCCAATGAGGCTGTGCCAAATGAGCAGCGTAGCGTTATTAAGATGTGCATGGATGCATACGATAAAGTTGGTATTATTAGAAATATTATTGATTTAATGGGTGATTTTGGAAGCCAAGGCATAAATATTGTTCATCAAAATAAAAGCGTTGAAAAGTTCTATCAGCAATGGTTTAGAAGCGTTCACGGTAAGGAAAGATCAGAACGCTTTTTAAATAATTTGTACAAGTGTGGCAATGTAATTATGTACAGAAGCTACGCGAAGGTAACTCCACAGCTTAATACATATATGAAATCTTTATCAAGTGATATTCGCGTTGAAATCCCAAATCTTACAAAGAATGAAATACCTTGGAGATACAATTTCTTTAATCCTTTGACTGTTAAGTTAAAAGATGGTAATATGTCACTTTTTATGGGACTAAAGAATTATACCATTACAACTAATTCGTTTTTAGATAAATTTACTAGCAACGATATACCAAACCATGTTTTAGATACTCTTCCTCCAAATATCAAACAAGCACTTAAGAGGGGTGAAAAAGAAATTCCGCTTGACACAGAAAGATTATCCGTTTTTTATTACAAGAAAGACGATTGGAAGCAATGGGCTAATCCTATGATTTATGCCATTTTAGATGATATTATCATGTTAGAAAAAATGAGATTAGCAGATATGTCAGCTTTAGATGGCGCTATTTCAAATATTAGATTATGGACACTTGGCAATCTAGAACACAAAATACTTCCTAATAAGTCAGCTATAAATAAACTAAGAGATATACTAGCAAGTAATGTTGGTGGCGGCACAATGGAACTTGTTTGGGGTCCAGAGTTATCATTTAAAGAGTCAAGCAGTGAAGTATATAAATTTCTTGGATCAGAAAAATATACTTCTGTATTAAATAGTATATATGCTGGGCTTGGTGTTCCTCCAACTCTAACTGGAATGGCAACAAATGGTGGCGGTTTTACAAATAACTTTATATCTCTAAAAACATTAGTAGAAAGATTACAATATGGTCGAGACTTACTAATACAATTTTGGGAAAAAGAACTTGAGATTGTAAGAAAGTCTATGGGCTTTAGATATAAGGCTCATATACATTTTGATCAAATGACATTATCAGATGAAGCAGCAGAAAAGAATTTACTAATACAGTTAGCAGATAGAGATATTATTAGCCATGAAACGCTCTTAGAAAGATTCAAAGAAATTCCCCAAATAGAAACTATTAGAATAAAAAGAGAAGTCGAATCTAGAGAAGACGTTCCAAAGGCTGGGCCATTCCATACGCCACAGCATAAAGAAAATCTTGAAAAGATTGCCTTACAAACAAATCAGGTTACTCCAGAAGATGTTGGCCTAGAAACAAGTGTAGAATTGCCCATTGCTCCCACAAAATCACCATCAGGATTATCTAATCAGCCCAAGCCATCTAGCAATAATGGTCGCCCACCATTTTCTAAAGACTCATCGCCACGCCAAGAAAGGTCTACTAAACCAAGATCTACTCCTGGCGTTGCTGAATTATTTGTATGGTCAGATAAAGCTTGGTCTTTTGTTTCTAATACAATCACAAATGCTTATTTATCTGTTAATAATAAAGCTAATTTAAGACAGTTAACAAAGGCACAATTCGACAATTTAGAAAAATTAAAATTAGATATATTTACTAATTTAAATCCAATGGAAGAAGTTACAAATGAGCGTATTAATGCTATGTTAAAGTCTAATCTAAAAGCACCAAAAGAGTTTGAACAACATCTACCATCATCTCAAGACATGAATATTGAAACTTATAGAAAATATATTGTTGGATTATATGTGCAATCTAAAATGCTTTAAAATACGTAAAATTTAAAATTTTGTGTATACTTCATTAAAAGGGAATTTTATATAATGAAAATATATGCACAAGAAATATTAGACGGCGTAGCCGAAGCAATAAAGTCACAAAACTCTATTGCATATTGTTCGCCAGCAATAATATCAGATTCACAACATACGCCACCATCATATATTGAAAAAATAAAAGCATCAAGTGCTAATCCAAAACAAATAGATTTATATTATATTAAATCGGTATTAGTATCAACTGGTTGGAATAAGAATGATGACGTTTTTGCGCCAGAACAAACATGGGCTGCTCGTCACTCGCCAGAAGATAAACAATTTAATTTCATGCATAATGAAAATGATATTATTGGACATATTACTGGTAGCTATGTTATAAACAAAGATGGCTCAACAGTAGCAGAAGATGATAACTCATTTCCTAGCGATTTTGATATTATAACTGAAGCAGTTATTTATAATAGTTGGACTAATCCAGATAATCGCGAAAGAATGAATAAAATAATACAAGAGATAGAAGAAGGAAAGTGGTTCGTATCAATGGAATGTTTATTTGCTGGATTTGATTATGCAGTTGTCGATAATCGCGGAAATGCAAAAGTAATTGCTAGAAGCGAAGATTCTGCATTTTTAACAAAGCATTTAAGAGCGTATGGTGGAACAGGAGAGTATGAAGGCTATAAAATTGGTAGGTCATTAAGAGATATTTCTTTTTCTGGTAAAGGGCTAGTTTCTAAACCAGCAAATCCAAGAAGTATTATTCTTGATGCTAGCAAAGCTTTCTCTGTTCGTGAGACAAGTTTAATTGGTAATACTAGTTTAGGAGAAAAAAACATGTCTGAAAATATTTTAGAGAAGCAGCTAGCAGATGTTCGTAGCGAGCTTGCTTCTGCAAAGGAAGAGAATAAAGCTATTCGTGCGCAGATAGAAGCTGCTAAAGATAAAGAATATGCTGAAACTATTTCTGGTTTTGAAGATACTGTAAAGACTCAAGCAGAGACAATTAAGACTCTGGAAGAGCAAGTACAGGCTTTAAATAACACTATTTCTGATCTTAATGCCACAATCGCTGCTAGAGACGAACAGCTAACAAGTCTCACAGCAGCTGTTGAAGACATGAAGAAAACAGAACGTAATCGTGGTCGTAAAGATATGCTCGTTAAGGCTGGCTTTGAAGAAGCCGAAGCTGAAGAGTCATTAAACTTATATGACAATTTAGATGATTCGACTTTTGAATCTATCGTCGCCATGTACAATAAGCAAAAATCAAAGTACGTGACGAAGAAAGAAGATAAAGAAGAAAAGCCAACGATGGAAAAAAAGACAGCTGAAGTAGATTCTGCTGAAAAAACAGAAGCAGAAGTTACTCCAGAGCTTTTAGAAGGTCTTGAAACATCAGAGGCTACCTTAGTCGATGCGTCTAACGATAACGATGAATTAGAATCCACAAGAGCCAGCGTAGCTGCGTGGATTGAAGAAAACGTACTTCGTAAGTAATTTTTAAAGGAGAAAATACTATGGCCCTAAAATCAGATAGATATGAGCTTCAAACTGATATCAGTTTCTTTTACAATGCTGGCACCGCTACTCGCGGTGGCGTTGTTGTGTACGACACAGCCGGTTCTGGCGCAGCTATGGATCAGGGTGTGAATCTAGTTAAGTATGCCACAACTGGCGTTCCAGTTGGCGTTCTACTTAATGATGTTGTTAATAAAGACCTTACTAGAACTCATTTAAATCAACACAAAAATGAAGTTCAAAAAGGTGGCAAAGTTACTGTTCTTCGTAAGGGGTATGTTGTTACAAATAATGTAACAGGCACTCCAACAGCTGGTGCTACTGCTTACAGATGCACAGTTACAGCTGGTAATATTAGCACAGTAGCCAGCGGCAACGTGATTGGCGCTTTCGTTAGCACCAAAGACGAAGACGGCTATGCCAAAGTAGAAGTCAACCTTCCCTGACACTGAAATAAAATAAAAGGAGAATTTAACCATGCCAATAAATACTAGACCTAGTGATGAATTCATCGCTCTCCTACGCAAGTCAGGGGATGCCGATATCAACGTAGCAAGTGCTGCACAAAGAGAGTTTGCCAAAGCTCTTGAACTCCCTCTTCGTAAGGGCGTTCTTGTTGGCAATATCCTTGGCAACATTTTCGAAACTGTTAATGTAGAACCCGGTTCCTCAACAGAGTATCCTCTTGATCTTATTTCTCCTGGCCTTGAAGGTGAGCATGTTGCTTACACAAATCCTGGCCACGGTAGAATTCCAGAAAGAACTGTTGAAGGCGATTATGTTATGATTCCAACATATAGCATCGCATCCTCAGTAGATTATCTACTTAGATATGCCCGTGAAGCTCGTTGGGACATCGTTGGTCGTGCCATGCAGGTCATGGAAGCTGGCTTTACAAAGAAAATGAATGATGACGGTTGGCACACCCTTCTTGCCGCTGGTGTGGATCGTAACATTCTAGTTTTCGACGGTGACGCAACAGCTGGTTTATTTACAAAGAGACTCGTTTCTCTTATGCAAACAGTTATGCGTCGTAATTCTGGTGGCAATAGTGCTTCGGTTGGTCGCGGTCGCCTAACCGATATGTACGTTTCCCCAGAAGCCTTAGAAGACATTCGTAATTGGGGTTTAGATCAAGTTGACGAAACAACTCGTCGCGAAATCTATACAGCTACAGAAGGTGGCGCACCAATTACACGCATCTTTGGTGTTAATCTTCATGATCTTGATGAACTAGGTGAAGGTCAAGAATATCAAAACTTCTTCACAGCTTCACTTGGTGGCGCTGTACAAGCAAGCGATCTTGAGCTTGTAGTTGGCCTTGATCAGTCAAGTAATGATAGTTTTGTAATGCCAATGAAGCAACAGCTTCAAGTATTCGAAGATCCAACTCTACATCGTCAGCAACGCGCTGGCTATTATGGTTGGGCCGAACTTGGCTTTGGCGTATTAGATAACCGTAGAGTAATTCTAGGTTCATTCTAAGCTCTGTTTGAGCATCACAACTAAAGCCATCCTCAACAACTGGGGGTGGCTTTTTTTGTGTATAATACAATAGACCATGACACAGGAACAACATTAGGAGATAAATATGGCCGCATTATCTGATTATCTTGAATCACAATTATTGAATCATATTTTTAGAAATAATACATTTTCTAAACCGTCTAAAATCGCAATAGCTTTAACTAGCGGTGTTCCAATAGATACAGATACTGGTAGCACAATACCAGAATTGCCATCAGGAGTTTCTAGAGGCCAAAATTTTGTTAGTACTAATTATAAAAGATTTAGCCTTGGGCCTCCAGCAACTAGTGGAGATGCTGTGTGGAATGCAGTTGGGCTAGACAATAATACAATTTTTACTGTTTATAGTCAAGAGGTTAATCACAGTGGCTATTTTTACCCTCTGTATCTTGGCCAAGCCGCCGCTAATGCAGCTGATCCAAACGGCGTATCTGAAACATATACTTTTAGTAAAACTTTTCCAGGAGTTACATTCTATTCGCCAATTAGTTTAGATGTTAGCGGATCACCAACGAATCCTGGATACACCTTATATGAAGGAAATGGTTTTATTAAAAATGCTAATCAAATAATATTTAATACAGCATTAACTGATTGGGGATGGGTTTCTGGGGTTGCTATTTTAGATAGCGACGTTTATGGTTCTGGAAATTTACTTTTATATGCTGAACTAGATAACCCAAGATTAGTTTACACTGGAGACAATATAAAATTTGATTTTAATTCTTTAGAAATTAGTCTTACTTAATTTTAGGGCAATCTATATGATTACTCCAAAAAGTACTATAATTGCCAATATTAACAATGAAATTGTTGATAATACTGAAGGCAAAATATCTCCACATGATGTAAGACATAATTTAGTTGATATAGTAGATTCGGTACATCTTTTATTAGAAGACCGCGCTATAAATACATTAAATTTTAGCACACCATCTATTAGATCAGTTAAGATTGGGGAGAACGCACTTAGTAATATTGCATTAGATGGCTATCACACTATTGACAATGTTGCTATTGGATATTGCGCTTTAAAATCAAATTATCAAGGTGAAAAAAATAATGCTTTAGGATCACATGCATTAAATTGTAATATATATGGAATTGCTAATAATGCATTTGGATATAATGCTTTAGGTGGAAATACTACTGGAAATGGTAATGTTGGTGTTGGAAATAATACTTTAATAAATAATAAAATTGGTGATTTTAATATTGCTATTGGTAATGCTGCTGGTTATTATGCTGCACGAAATACAAGTTATAAATTATTTATAGCTTCTCATCCAGTTGATTCCGATTATATATGTGATAATCCAACAGGATCTGGCTTGATTCCTTTGGTGTACGGAGATTTAAATCAGGGAAGTTTAAGATTTGGTATTGCAACTAATTTTCTACATGCCGCCGCCACTCTACAAGTTAGTGGTGGCATTGCGCCAACATTTGGTGGTATTGATAATTTAGGTGACGATTTTTATAGATTCAAAAATCTTTACTTATCTAAATTTATAAGCTTTCCAAGCGGTAAGTATATAGAGTATTCAGATAATGGTAAATTTGTAATTAATAATGACTTGTATCCATCTGGATCTTATTTATACAATTTAGGATCACAATCAAATATATGGAATTCATTACATGTTAATGATTTATACGTTAGCGGTAATGCTATCATTGAAAATTATACAGCTAAACAAATATCAAACTGTTTATATGAATGTAAAACATTATATTTAGCATCTAGTGGAGTGTGCAGTTCAATTAATGGCTGCGGTTATTTAAGCGACCAACAACTTACTGGTGCTGGTTTCATAGTTAAGGCTAGTGGTTCTAATTATCTACGAGATTATCACTTTGTATATAGACCAAGCGGTAACAATGTAATTTATGTAGAAAGTAATAACCCATATTCTAGATCATATTGGCATAGTAACATTAGTATTCATGTTGATTCTGGCAATTATATTAAAACAGACAGGATTTTGGGCAGTGGAAAACTATCTCTTGTTACTGATCCTAGCGGTTATGGTTTATTCATAAATAATAATAAAGCATATTTCTCAGTAGAAAATATTATTCCTAGTGGAGCAAATAATAATATAGGTCAAATAGCGTCTCTTGGAGATGTAAATTTTATATCGTGTTCTAGTGGTAATTGCCATAATTATAACGTAGTTGTTGGATCATTAGAGTCTGGTGTAAGTATTAGTCAAAAATTTGTAAATGGAATTAAAGAGCGTAATAAAGATTTATTAAATAATAATAAAGACAAATTAAGTGGATTTGAATTAAAGTATATTGATGATTCTAATACCGAATTAAATAATCTATCAGACAGATTTGTTATTAAATCTTTTGATAAAACATCTGAAGGTATTAATAATGTTATATTGATGAAAAATTATGCTGATGGAGTATTTGGAATAAATAATTTCTCTACTGGTGGCGATGCATTATATCCTAAAACTATTTTGAATATTAGAAGTAAAGATAATGCTGTTGTAAGAGTAACAGCAGAAAATTTAGCTAGTGATGTTCATAGCGCGATTCAACTTCTTGGTGGCAGCAATTGTTTACGCGATGGATATGAGGAGATTTACTATCACAATAGCGGTATAGTAGATATTAATTTATATCAGGATTCTGGTAAATTTAATATCTATAGATACGCTCCATATCAAGTTGGATTATTTTCTAGTGGCAATCTTAATTCTACATTAACTATTGGCGCTAGCGGTTTTCCAAGATCATCTATTAGCATTAAAGATAATGAATTTACTACTGGCTCAATTATTGCTACTAGTGGTTATGGTAAAATATATAATGATAAAGTTGATAAACTTTACGCACAACAAGCTAATGCGCTGTTATTTATGGATGCTAGCGGATGGATTCATGACTTAACAGCAATCAATAAGTTTGATGTATTAGATGCTAGAGCGCTATATTCAGAAAATATTGTTTTTACTCCAAATATATCTTCTGGAAATACTTTTGGCGGCTATCAATGCCCATCTGGGCGTCTTACTTTTATTAACGATAGAATTGGTAATACTGCTTATGGAAGTAGAGCATTATTTTCTTTGGCAAGTGGAGATTACAATACGGTAGTTGGAATCGGCGCTGGAAGCGGAATAGTAAATGGATATGAAAATATAGTACTTGGCGCACTTTCTGCTAACTCTATTGGTAGTGGCTTTAAAAATATAATTATTGGAAATAATTCATTTAATAATACAAGTGGTGTTGTAAACAATAATATTATAATTGGAAACTCTATAGCATTTAACCACAATAGTAGTAATAAATTATTAATTGGGAATAATGCTAATATTTTAGTTAGTGGCAATCTCGGGCCATCTATACAAGACAAAGTTTTCGCACTACCTTCAAGCGGCAATTTTGAAATTTATGATTCTGGTAATATTAATAAATTAGTAGTCAAACATAATCTATTTAATATATATAATACATCTGGTACATATCCAGCAGAACAATTAAAATTTAATTTTAGTACACCAAGTGGAACCAAAACTTTATTAACACTTGATAATAGTGTGGCTCCAAGCGGATCTGGTAATTACGCTTGTAGCGGACTTCCTTATGCTGAACTCAATGGTAATCTTAAACTATTAAACAATATTTGTTTTAGTGATAGTACTACTTTAAATTCTGCTACATTTTTGTCAACTATTGATAATCTAGAATCTAGCGGAACTGTATTTAATAATAGGCTCAATTCTTTAATTATAGAAGGTGTAGCAAATCAAGACATAATTAATCCACAAAGTCCATTTTCTGTACCATCATCTGGTAGCATAAAAACAAAAATTAAAAATCAATTTAATCAATTAGTCAATGGGCCAGATGTTACTATTATAAATAGAGATAAATTTTTAATAATAGATAAAGATAGTTATGTTGTAGCTTTATATATAAATGGAGAATATAGACCAATATGGGTTAGTTCAGAGGCATTAACGTGTGAAGCTTGTCAGCCATAATAAATTATTAGGCTACTACAATGGGCAAACCAATTAAATGCGTTCCACACAATTCATTCATTAATTATAATATAATTTCAAATGTTACAACAACAACTGTACCTCCACTAGAAGATCTTCAAAAATATATAATTATTCCAACTAGCGGATATGCTTGCCCACAAAATCACAACACAACAACTACGACAACTACAACTAGTACAACTCAGCCGCCGCTTATATCAATCATAAATAATACAGAGTGTAAATTATACGATTTAAGTATTATATATAATAACCCATTAGATAATATCAAATGTAATACTGAGAGTTTTAAAGATAATAGCGCCATTATAGAATATCAACCATGTGGTTGTGATAATATAGTAAGCAAAATAATTTATCAAAATAGTTTTTTATGCGCTGTCAAATCACAAATTCGTGCTATTTCAGATAACATAAATATATTACCACTTTATGACTGCTATCAACCATATGAATGCGATATAATATTAACAGAAATACTATGTGATTTGCAAATCAAAGATATTACTTGCGACTTCACAATTCAATTATTATAGGTAGGAGAAAACATGCCCACTATACGAATTACATCAGTAAATTATAATAATCAAGGTGCTAATATCACCTTTTATTCTAATAATAGCCCCAATACACCAGTTGATCTTGGATTAAATGTTATTCCTTACAATAGAACTGGTGATGATGTATATGGTAGATATGTATTATCTTTTCCATCTTTTGGCTCTGTGTGTGAAGTTGATATACAAACACCAACCACAACAACTATTGAGCCAACCACAACTGGTGGGCCAACCACAACTGGTGGGCCAACCACCACTGGCGGTCCCACAACTATTAATCCATCAGCATTCTCAATGACGCACGACGCAACATTTCCAATATATTTAAAAGCAAATGGTATAGGTATCATAGATTTTGGCGATGGAGACACAAGAACATTTACAAATGGATCTACTATTTCTAAATTATACTCATTAAATTTTGGTAATACTCAATATACAAATACATCTTTATCAACTGTTAAGTCAATTAGTAGCTCAAGTGACGGTAGCAAATTAATTGCTTGTGATTCGTCAAATATTTATATTAGTTTAAATGGTGGCATTAGTTGGTCTATAAATACAGCTATAACTGGAAAAACGTGGAGACGAGCAGTAATTTCACAAGATGGTAGTACTTTATTTGCGGTTGCTAATAACGACTTTATTTATAAAAGCACAAATAATGGGGTATCATGGACCGCCCTAAATACTGGCACATGGAATACGTGGACATCTATTTCTGCTTCGGCTAATGGATTAACACTAGTGGCATCGGCAAGTAATTATATCTACATAAGCACAAACGGAGGAGATACGTTATCTGCTATAACATCTCTCGGAGCAAAGTCTTGGACATCTATAGCAATTTCTGCCGATGGAAGATTTATAGTTGCTTGCGCTTCTGGTGATAAGCTTTATATTAGTTCTGATTATGGAACAACATGGAATTCTATTTTTCCAACAGGTTTTCTGTGGACCGACGTTTGCATTTCGTCAGACGGGAAAACTATAGCTGCTTGCGCAACTAATCGTCCAATTTATATTAGTTTTGATGGAGGCATAACAACAGAACTTAAAGAATCAAATGAAACGTGGGACTCGATTTCTATATCAAATGATGGGGAAAAATTAATTGCCTCGGCTCGTGTTCATAATATTGTTACTAGTTTTAATGGCGGAAAAAGCTGGTTTGATCGCAGAGCAACAGCATCATCGCAAACAGCTGTAAATATATCTCCTAACGGAAATAAAATCATGGCTGTATATAATAACAATATATCTGTTTTAGATATGCCAGCGCCATTGACAATAACAATGACCGGGCAATCAGGATTTTCTTTTGTGACTACACATGATATTGGTGGAAATCCAAATGATGGAATTACTGCTGTTAATAATTGGGGAACTATAAGAAATTTATCAAACATGTTTGCAAATAGATCGTCACCTACCCCATCTTCTACTTCATATGGATGTTCATCCTTAAGATCAATTCCGCTCAATATTTCGCCAACCAGCGCACAGAATACATTTCAAAATTGTGTAGATCTAGATATAGATCTTACAGGATTTGATTTATCTTTATTAACAAATCCAGATTTAGGATTGTTTGTATCTAAATTAAGTACAGCAAATTACAATAAAATATTATATTATTGGGATACTAATAAAAATCTATATCCATCAAATATAAATGTAAGAATGGGATCTTCTGTAGCTGATACTTCAAGTGGTGGAAGAAATGGCATACTATCTAAATTTAATTTGCTTGATCGTGGATGGACAATAATAGACGGATCAGGAGCATAATATAATGGTAACTACAACAAACGTATTTAATGAAATAGAGTATAATGCTAATTTTCCAATATTAGTATTTGAATATATGGATCAATTTTTTAAAGTATTACCAGAAAATGAATTAGATTGGCACGAATATGCAAAAAATAATTTATTAACTGGAACAAAGTATAAAATTTATAATAACATTTCTGAAATATCTTCTTTGACACTAGAAGATCTTAAGACCGTA